TGAGGATCCAATGTATCAAATTAATGATTTACCTATCTTCAAACTTAAATGTTCTATGTGGGAATACTCACACGAAACAGTAGATACTGGTATTACGGAAGTGGATGAGAAATTTGAAGACATAAATTTAGATGTTTTACAAAATCAATTTACTTTAGAGAGTGGTACAACTTCAGCAGGTTCATTAAAAGCAGAGGTTACGGATGGTAATGTTGAGGCATTATTAACAGAAACAGGAACAGGTGATTTCTACCTTGTTGATGAAACAGATAGTGATAACTTAATTCTGGAAGATGACCCTAATTATGTTGACTATATAATACAAGAAGATAGTTTAACGGCAAACTTAGCAACGGACACAACAGGTTCAAGCAATATAAGTTTTGATGATGAAGCAGGATTAAATGATACTGATTCCTCAAACGATATATTTGATTTCAGCGAAAAGAATCCATTTGGTGACCCAAGCGATATATAAAGGAATAAATTATGTTTAAAGACGCACAATACCATGAATTGATTAGAAAAACAATTGTGGCATTTGGCACATTGTTTAACGATATGTACATATATCGAAAATCAAGTACAGGTAAGGTAACTCAAAAAATGAAAGTACCTTTAGCGTATGGGCCAAAACAAAAATTTCTAACAAGAATAGACCAGGACTCTGCTCGTACAAGCGATTCCACAACAACGGCATTAACTTTACCTAGAATAGGTTTTGAATTAACAAGTTTAAGTTATGACCCAGCAAGAAAATTAAATAGAGTACAAAAATTTAAAAAAGTAAAAGGTGCAGATAGTAAGTCATTACAAAATTCTTATATGCCTGTTCCTTACAATGTAGGTTTTACTTTATTCACTATGGCAAAAAATAGTGAAGACGCTTTACAAGTGGTAGAACAAATACTACCTATGTTTCAACCAGACTATACTGTAGCATTAAATGTTATGCCAAATTTAGGTATTGTCCGTGATGTAGCAATTGTATTAAATGATGTATCATACGAAGATAGTTATGATGGAGACTTTACAGAAAGACGAGTGTTAATGTACACTTTATCCTTCACAGCGAAAATGTATTTATATGGACCAGTAACCTCTACAGGTGTTATTAAACAAGTTCAGGTGGATCAATATACAGATACAAATACAACAACAGCGAAAAGAGAACAACGATATGTGGTTACTCCTAATCCAACTACTGCCACGGCGGATGATGATTTTGGATTTAATGAAACAACTACTTTCTACCAAGACGCTGATGATTACGACCCGGAAACAGGTACTGATAAAGAGTCCTAATGAAAAAGGTTGAGGATAAGTTAAACGAAATCCTTGATATATCTGAAAGTTTAGAAACTGTCCCAAGTAAACCAGTTATACCTAGACCAAAAGAAAAAGAAGATATAGATAGTGATTATAAGTACAGTAGGGAAAACCTATATAATCTTGTAGAAAGAGGACAAGACGCCATTGATGGCATTGTTAATCTTGCTAAAGAAACAGACCACCCACGAGCATATGAGGTTGCAGGCAATCTAATTAAAAATGTAGGTGAGGTAACTGAAAAACTTTTAGTGCTACAAGAGAAAATGAAAAAACTAAATGATGAGGTAGTGAAAGGTCCTAATAAGGTTGAAAATAATTTGTTTGTAGGTTCTACAGCAGAATTACAGAAACTTATTAAAGACAAGGGAAATGGCAAATAATTATATTAATACTTATATCAATGATACTAAATTATGGACGACACCTTTATTTAATCTAAATGTGCCTATTAGACCAGAATGGGTAAAGTATATCAAATCAAAACAAGACGAATTGTGGGACGATACACAAAGTCCTGATGGTGCATATACAACTAAAACTAATTTACATACACATAAGATATTTCATACTGTTGCAGAAATATTAAAAGAAATGTCTTATGCCACATTTGGTAAAAAGGTACAAGATGTAAATGTGGCAAACATGTGGGCAAATGTACTGAAGCGTGGCGAATATCATTTATTACATACTCATAATGAACATACTATAAGTGGTGCATATTATTTACAAGTACCTGAAAATTCAGGTCAAATATATTTTAGAGACCCAAGACCATCATCTAATTCTTGGACAACAAAATTTTTAGATAAAGGTAATATGAGATTTTTTGATGTGAAAGAAGGCGACATATATTTCTTTCCTTCTTTTTTAGACCATGGTACAACACCACATGGTTCAGATAAAGAAAGAATTACAATTAGTTTTGATTTAGATTATTCAGGACCTAACTATAAGTTTGGAGATAATGGATACAACGGCGAATAAAATATTGGTAATGGGTGGTGGTACTGCTGGTTGGTTGACTGCTTTATATCTTACTAAAACTTTTCCACAACACCATATCACATTAATGGAAAGTAAAACCATTGGTATAATAGGTGCAGGTGAAGGTTCAACACCACATTTAACTTCTTTTCTACGAATGTTAGATGTAGATATAGAAGAATTATTAAGAGAAACAAAAGGTACAATTAAACAAGGTATCTCTTTTGAAAACTGGAATGGAGATGGTGAGAAATATTTCCATCCTTTTGATGTACTCAATGAGTATAATGAATTTAGTATAGATAATATTTTTAGTACAGATTGTTATGATTATTATTTAAAGCATTTGATACACAGAAAAATGCCTTTGAAAGACCATAATTACTCATCTATACAATCTTATAGAAATGTGGTTGATACACAAAACATAAACCACTCTATGCATTTTGACGCACACTTATTGGCAGAGTATTTAAAAAAGATAACAAAGGTTGATAAACATATCTATGATGAAATAAAAGATATTAAGCATGATGAACACGGTAATATAATTAGTATAAACAATGTAGAGTGTGATTTTGTTTTTGATTGTACAGGTTTTCGTAGAGAGTTAATTGGTAAGGTATATAATCGTAAATGGAAAAGTTATAAAAATCATTTACCTATTAAGAAAGCAATACCTTTCTTTTTACCACCAGATAACAAACCATACACACAAGCAATTGCCATGAAATATGGTTGGGCATGGAAGATACCTTTACAACATAGGTATGGTGCAGGTTATATCTTCGATAGTGATTATATTACGGAAGAACAGGCATTTGATGAAGCAAAAGAAATGTTTCCTGAAATAGAGTATATAAGAACAATAGATATTGACGCAGGACGATTTGAAGAAACATGGACAAAGAATTGTATTGCTGTAGGTTTATCTTCTGGTTTTACAGAACCATTAGAAGCAACTTCTATTTGGATGGCAACTGAACAACTACTAACATTAGAACATTTTGTAGATGTTATGTTTACAAATGATGAAATTACAAAACAAGAATATAATAAACTGATTGCAAACAACAATGATTTGGTTATGGAGTTTTTACACTTTCATTATATGACTAAAAGAGAAGATACACCTTTTTGGAAAGAATTTAGAGACAAGAATTATTTACCTGACTTTCAATATAAACTTGAACAAATAAAGAAAGGTAATTTAAGATGGTATCATGTGAAAGCAGGTGTTAAAGTTTTTAAACCTGTTACCACCCATTTTAGTCTTATGTCTTGGTTGCATGTTGCAGAAGGTCTAGGTTTAATAGAAGATATAAATATTAAAGGATACGAAAATTTAAGACCAAGTGTCGAAGACTATGGAAGGTTAATACATGTACGCTAGTCAAAGTAAAAGTTACCTTGGAAATCCTAATTTAAAGGCAGCTAATCAAAAGATAAGATTTACAAAGAAACAAGTAAGGGAGTTTCTTGCCTGTGAGGAGAATCCAATATATTTTATTACTAACTATTTAAAGATAGTCACACTTGACCACGGTCTTCAACCATTCAAGTTATATAACTTTCAAAAAGAAATGGTAGATACTTTCCATAATAATAGATTTAGTATTTGTAAATTACCAAGACAAACAGGTAAGTCAACTACAATTATTGCCTATCTATTACACTATGCAATATTTAATCCCAATGTTAATATTGCAATACTTGCCAACAAGGCAGCGGTTGCTAGAGATTTACTAGGTAGATTACAACTTGCATATGAAAATTTACCAAAATGGTTGCAACAAGGTGTTATAAATTGGAACAAAGGTAGTTTAGAATTAGAAAATGGTAGTAAGATATTGGCGGCTGCAACATCAAGTAGTGCTGTTCGTGGTGGTTCTTATAATGTAATATTCTTGGACGAGTTTGCCTATGTACCAAATAATATTGCAGAACAATTTTTTAGTTCAGTTTATCCTACAATCTCCTCTGGTAAAAGTTCTAAAGTAATGATAGTTTCCACACCACATGGTATGAATATGTTTTACAAGTTATGGAATGACGCTCAAAATAAACGCAACAGTTATGTACCTATTGAAGTACATTGGTCAGAGGTGCCAGGTAGAGACGAAAAATGGAAACAAGAAACAATAAAGAATACAAGTGAAGCACAATTTAGAACGGAGTTTGATTGTGAATTTTTAGGTAGTGTTGATACATTAATTACACCTAGTAAGTTAAGAATGTTATCACATAACACACCACAAACAAGTAATGCAGGTTTAGATATACATGAAATGCCACGAAAAGGTGCAAGATATGTACTGACTGTTGATGTTGCCAGAGGTACTGTAAATGATTATTCTGCTTTTGTCGTTATAGACGCAACAAGTATACCATACAAAGTGGTTGCAAAATATAAGAACAATGAGATTAAACCATTAGTATTTCCACAAATCATTCATAAGATTGCAACAGAATACAATCAGGCAGAGGTATTGATTGAGGTAAATGATATAGGTGGTCAGGTCGCTGATACAATGCAATTTGATTTAGAATATGATAATTTGATTATGGTAAATCAAAGAGGTCGTTCAGGTCAGGTCGCAGGTACAGGATTTAGTGGTAAACAATCTCAATTAGGTCTACGAACAACTAAAGCAACAAAGAAAATAGGGTGTTCTAATCTAAAAGCAATGATAGAACATGATAAACTAATCATACAAGACTTTGATATTATTGCAGAATTGTCAACATACATATTAAAAGGTAAAGAAAAATTTGAGGCAGAGGAAGGCAGTTCAGACGATTTGGTGACCTGTTTAGTTATGTTTTCATGGTTGTCAAATCAGACCTACTTTAAGGAATTAACTGACCAGGACATCCGTGCCAGACTTGTAGATGACCAAGCAAGTGCAATGGAACAAGATATGGCGCCATTTGGATTTATAGATGATGGTTTAGAAAGTGAAGAAACCTCACCTTTTAAAGACCCTTACGGAACAACATGGACACCTGTCACTTACAAGAAAGGCGAGTAAAAATTTGATAATTATAAATAGATGTAAGAACAAATTAACAATTCTTAAAATTAAGGAGAAAACAAGATGGCTTTTTTAGTTTCACCTGGTGTTCTCGTTACGGAAAAGGATCTTACTAATGTCGTTCCTGCGGTATCAACTTCAATTGGTGGCACAGTTATAGTTAGTGAGAGAGGGCCAATGGAAGAGGTTACTTTAATCTCTAGTGAGGACGAATATGTTAGTGTTTTTGGGAAACCAGATGCTAGCACATTTGAATATTTTTTTAGTGCAACCAACTTTTTACAATACGGAAATGCCTTAAAAGTAGTAAGAGCAGCAACAGGTTGTGTAAACGCCTGTGTATCAGGTACACCTGTGCTAATCAAAAACACTACAGACTATCTGTTGGTTCGTGGGCTGCTCGTGAAGCAGGTACATGGGCAAACAACCTTCAAGTTTCTATGTGTACTAACTCAACCGCATTTGGACCAAGTCAAATGGGCGGTAATCTTGTCAATGGTGCAAAATCTATTGGCGATACTACTGTTACCGTTGATGATGGTTCAATACTGAATGTTGGCGACATACTAGAATTTGGAAGTGCTTCTGATTATACAGCAGCACCATCTGGACATTATTATAAAGTTACCAACATTGCAACACATGTATTAACAATCGCAAGATTTGACCCTGCTACAGGGGCAACTTCAAGTGGTGGTTTAAGACATGCTCTTGTTGACAATGCTAAATGTAAAAGAATGTGGGAACATTATTTCCAATTCTCTCAACCGCCAGGAACAACTGATGATGTTTCAAATGCAGGCGGTTCGTTAGACGAATTGCATATTGCAATCGTTGACGAAGATGGTGGTATATCAGGTACTGCTGGATCAATTTTAGAAAAATGGGAAGGGCTTTCACAAGCTTCTGACGCTAAAACTGCTCAAGGCGATACTAACTATTATGTTGATGTACTATACCAACAAAGTAAATATATTTACTGGATGGACCATGAAACAACCCTAGCAAATGCAGGTTCAGCTAAAACTGGACAAACATTTGACGCTCAAGGCGCAAATGACTTTACTGTATTTAAGTCTTCACTAGCAAATGGTACTGATGATTTAGTTCCAACTAGTGCTGAATTAAGTCTTGCATGGGATAAACTTGCTGACGCTGAAACAGTAGATGTGAATTTAATTTTTGGTGGTCCTTCACAAGGTGGCGGAGACGCTACTGGAGATACTATGGCAACTAAAGTAATTGATGTTGCTGAAGGTAGAAAAGATTGTGTGGCATTCGTATCACCTGCAAGAGCAGATGTTGTTAATGTAACCAATCCAATAGAACAAACAGTTAATGTTAAAGCATTTGCTGATGGTTTATCTTCATCTAGTTATGCAGTAATAGATAGTGGATACAAATATATGTACGACAAATATAATGCCGTATATCGTTTTGTTCCATTAAACGGCGATATCGCTGGTCTATGTGCAAGAACAGATACAGTATCAGACGCATGGTATTCACCTGCAGGATTTAGTAGAGGTCAAATTAGAGGCGCTATTAAACTTGCATTTGACCCTACACAAGCACAAAGAGACGATTTATATAAAGCTAGAGTTAACCCAGTAGTTACCTTCCCTGGACAAGGCACAATCTTGTTTGGTGATAAAACTGCTCAGTCTAAACCTAGTGCTTTTGACAGAATTAATGTTAGAAGATTGTTTATCGTTTTAGAGAAAGCAATTTCAACTGCTGCTAAATTCCAACTATTTGAGTTCAATGATGAATTTACTAGAGCGAATTTCAGAAACTTGATTGAGCCTTTCTTGCGTGATGTACAAGGTCGAAGAGGTATAACAGATTTTTCTGTTGTATGTGATGAGACCAACAACACTTCAGCGTTAATTGATAGAAACGAGTTTATTGCAGACATCTTCATTAAACCAAATCGTTCAATTAACTTTATTCAACTTAACTTTGTCGCAACACGAACAGGCGTAGCCTTTAGTGAAGTGGCAGGCGCATAGAGAGGAGATAGAAAATGGCTAATGTATCAGACTTTA